TTATTATTGACGAGGATTCTGATGGCGAAATCGTTATTGCTGAAAAATGTGATAAGTGTGGACAAAGGGGTGCTGATGATTGATACCACCAATAACTGCGTATTCGAGTTGACCGACATTGACTGCCCGGACAATATAAAGTTGACGCGAAGGCAAAAACAAGTATTTCAACTAATCGCACACGGACTAAAAGATACTTCTATTGCCAACACGTTGCACATATCCCCAAGAACTGTAACAACGTATGTCGAACAGGTCAGGCGACTAACTGGTTGTCCGTCTAGAGCTGCAGCGATGTACCTTGTAACGTCATTAGGATTGTTGGAAGAGGAGTAAAAATGAACATATTTTTGAGGATTGGTCATTCGATTGAGAATAGACGGGATTATGTCAAGGCGCTAAAGAGGTACATCAACCAAAGTCGGGATTATTCCGATGCTATGGGCGCAATGGTTGAGGCGAGCGACCAATTGAGGATAAACATTGGCGAGGGGATGATTAGTAATATCAAGTTTTATGACCACGAATTGTCGTCAAGTGAAATATTGCATGAATTCTACAAAACGTGCTTCGCTCCGCCAGCCCGCCTTCGCTTCCACTATGGAGCGGCGCGTGTTGAGATTCTCACGGGCAAGCCGATAACATGGTGTAAGTGGGAAGAGGGTCAGTTTATTCTAACGGGCGTTTCAAAATGTAATCCAAAAGACACCTACAACTGGAAAACAGGTGTGATTGTTGCCCTCGAAAATACAACGAGAATGCACCTAACTAAAGACGCGAGAAAAGAATTATTTGACGCTATGTTCAAGAAGTATCCGAAATTGAAAATCAAACCGTAAAACTTGCTTGAAATGCGTAGTTTACATCCGAGACTAAAGGCTTTACTCTAAATAGGTGAAGCCTTTTTAGTTTAATAGGAGTGAGTATGAGCTTGAATGATTTTTTGATGTTGTTGTTGACCGCTGGTGGTGCCGCTGCCGTTGCATCCTGGGTGCTTGAAAGGATGAAATGGTATAAAGCCATTGTTGACCCCGAAAATAAACGGTGGGTATTCTTTGGCGTGTGCGTTGTCTTGGCTGTTGGTGCATTCTGTGTCATTACCTTCGTGCCTGCTGCTGTTTTACTGGCAATTGCGCCCTATTTCGCCATTGTCGCATCCGTATTCGCATCCGTATTCCTGGGTACATCATTCCACAATGCAGATAAGTTGAGCGCATCTGGAACCGTTGCCAACCCTGTCATCACGGCTGATGTTAAATCAACAACCGCGAAGGCTATCATAGCTTCGGAAGACGGCAAGTAATCCTCCCCTCCAGTCCGGCGGCTACCAGGCAAACACTTATTATCGGTATCCGCATAGAGTACGCGGTCTCCTCCCGCGTGCCTTGCCACCAAACTTATCTCCCACCTGTACGTGGCTGCCGGATTAGAGGGATGGAGTGAGAGGAAATTATGGCTGGTGATCCTGGAAATTTAGGCTGTTATGGAATATACGGTAGAAGCGCATGGGAATGTCCGCGTTGTCACAAAATAAACGCGCCTCACATTGACCATTGCGATTGTGCTGTTGTTGGCGACAAGATTGAGTATGTTCCGGTAAATCCTTACATTCCGCCATATCCGGTCTTTCCGCAATATCCACCTTATTGGCCGCCTTATATTCCTTACACTGGCGAAATAATCATAACTTGCAAAACGACAACGAACACCACAAAAACCGATGGAGACTAAAGCCGACTACAAAGTATTAGACCTGATGAGGGTAACCGTCCGCTGTGACAAGACGCTCACCATCCCCGGCATGGTTATTCTTTGCGAATTGACACATGGGCACGACGGCAGACACTACGGGCATTTATGGGCTGACCAGGAAGCAACGGTCATGTGGGGTCAACCTGCGAATGTAACCGATGAGGATATACCGTTTTGAAGTGTGAGTGGTGCCATGCTCGAGAGGCAAAAGAGAAGCACCATTGCTTAATTGGGCGCGACATACACAATCCAGAGTTAGACGACCCACACAATATCGGTGACGTATGTAGGGAGTGTCACAGACAATGGATAGGCACAGGCGGACGGTTGGTCAAAGAATCATGGTGGAAGATCAAGTGTGAGCAGTACGGTGAAGCAGAAATGCAGGAGTGGTATAGCGGATTGAGTTTGAAGGTGAAGGAGCGTTATTGGTAAAGTGGGATAGCATAACCGTAAAGCTGGGGGATCTGAAACCCTGGCAGCGCAACCCGAAAACGATTAGCAAGGAACATGCTAAACGTCTTTTGTCATTATGGGAGCGATTAGGACAATTTCAGACAATCGCCATTGGTCCCGCTAACGAAGTCTATGACGGTCACCAGAGGTTGAATGTCCTCATGTCCGCTTATGGTAGGGACTATGAGGTTATGGCGCTTCAATCCTCCCGTGCGCTATCCGAAAAGGAACGCGAAGAGTTGGTTGTCGCTGCCCACATTGGTACAGTAGGACAATTCGATTGGGAGCAGTTGTCAGGTTGGGACGCGCCGGAGTTGATCGCGTGGGGACTTGACGAATCAACTGTACGCGATTGGATGTGTGATATTTCGGCAGTAAAAAATCTGTTAGGTTCTGAAGGCATTGATTATGACAAAGAGTGGCAGGATATGCCGGAATTACCAGATACACCTAAAGCGATAAGAACAATACATATTCATTTCAAAAGTAGCAATGAAGTAAGGGAATTTTCGCAATTATTACATATAGACATTACCGATAAAACCTCATATATCTGGTTTGATAAGATAAAAATAAATGAATCCTAAATATCCTGTTTATATAATCTCTAAGGGACGCTGGGAATCAAGACTTACGAGTAAGGAACTTGACAGGATTAATGTACCCTATCATATAGTTATAGAGCCACAGGAATACGATAGTTATGCCGCAGTCATTAATCCAGATAAGATTTTAGTATTACCTTTTAGTAATTTGGGATTAGGCGGAATACCTGCTCGGAATTGGGTTTGGGAACACTCAATCAATATAGGAGCAGAACGACACTGGATACTGGATGATAATATCCGACATTTCCGGGTTTATTATGACAATGAGCGTATCGTTCAAAACGAAGGAACTACATTTAGGGTAATTGAAGACTTTACAGATAGATATAAAAATGTAGCATTATCTGGTATGCAATATACAATGTTTTCAGTGACACAAATTACATCCAATAAACCCATAATTCAACAGAATACCCGGATTTATTCGTGCATATTGATAAAAAACGATATTCCATATCGGTGGAGAGGTCGCTATAACGAGGATACCGACTTATCACTCCGTGCATTAAAGGATGGTTGGGTTACTTTATTATTCAACAAATTTACTTGTGATAAACAAATGACCATGACTATCAAAGGCGGAAATACTGAAGACCTTTATAAACTCCAAAATGCAGATGGTCGTTTGCTTATGGCGCAATCATTACAAAAGCAGCATCCTGACGTTGTAAAGATTACCCGAAAATGGGGACGCTGGCAGCATCAGGTGGATTACCGACCATTCAAATTGAACAAGTTAATCAAAAAAGAAGGCGTTGTCATTCCTGAAGGCGTAAATAACTATGGGATGGTATTGACTAAAAAAGAAGCGGTACTGTGAAGAAACTGTGAGATATGGCAAACGAAGAGAATCTTAAGCCTTTCAAGACTGGCGACCCGCGCATAAACCGCAACGGGCGTCCTAAATCCTTTGACGCGTTGCGTAAACTTGTGCAATCCGTTGGCAATGAGATAGCGAAGGACAAGGATGGAAACCCTATCGTCATTGACGGGCATGTGGCAACGGTTGCGGAGATGATAGTCCGGTCATGGGCGAAGGACAATAAGCATCAGGTCAACTTCATCGAATACGGTTATGGCAAGGTGCCGAATCCAGTAGTTATGCAGAATGATGACGGTAAGCCGTTATTAATAAAGGTTGTCTACGATGACAAACCAATCAGCGAGTGACGCGACAAAGGTGATCACGCTCCCGCGCTTGCACACGGCGCAGTTGAATATTAAACAGGGATTACGGCGTTTCAATGTCCTGGATTGCGGACGTAGGTTTGGCAAGAACATACTCGACGAAGACATAGCCATAAAGACCATGTTAGAAGGCTATCCGGTGGGCTGGTTTGAACCGACCTACAAGTATATGGCTCCATCATGGCGTGAGATCCGCAGCGTGTTAGCACCGATAACTAAAGACCGCAGCGAGCAGGAACGCCGGATTGAGATAATTACCGGGGGCGTTCTCGAGATGTGGTCATTCGACAGCAACCCGGACGCTGGCAGGTCACGAAAGTACAAACTGGCGATTGTCAACGAAGCCGGATTAGTGTCAAGGTTGATGGAAATATGGAATACGTCTATCCGGGCAACCTTAGCGGATATGAGGGGCGGGGCGATATTCTCAGGGACTCCAAAGGGATTGAACGACTTTTACAAACTGTATTCCATGGCAGAGGATAAAGAGAATTGGGCGCGTTGGAAATACTCAACCTACGACAACCCACACATTCCCAGGGATGAAATTGACGACCTGAAGAAAGAATTACCGGGAAGAGTTTACCAGCAAGAGATCATGGCGGACTTTGTTGAGGATGGCGGATTCTTCCAGAACATCGACCAATGCGCTGTTATCGAAAAGCCTGATGACCCGCTAAACCACAGGGGACACCGTAAGGTCATGGCGCTTGATTGGGGACAGAGTAACGACTTCACTGTGCAAGGGGTAGGGTGCCGGGAGTGTAACAAGGTTGTGGATTGGGAACGATTCAATCAGATGGATTACACCTACCAGCGCGAAAAGGTGAAGACGATGTACAAGCGTTGGGATTGTGAAGGTGTTATGCCTGAGCGCAACAGCATGGGTGTTCCGAATATTGAAATACTTGCACAGGACGGGTTACGCGTTCTATCGGGCACGGATGGATTACCCGGCTTTAACATGACGGCATCGAATAAGCCGCCGTTGATTCAGGGGCTGGCAGTGTCATTTGAGCATGATAACTTCCAGGTGCCTAAAGAAGCCAGTGATGAACTACGGTCATTTGAAGTATTGACAATGGCAAGCGGACACCCGAGGTTTAGCGCTCCTGATGGAAGACATGATGATTGGGTTATCATGCTTGCAATTTTACGACATGCAATGACGGCGGGCGGTGGATCAACCTGGGCGGACATTGAAAGTCTTGGCAGTGTAGACGACTACGAATCGAAATGGAAGTGAGGACACATTGAGCGACATACCAATGAGCGACAACGAGAGAAAATGGACCGAGATAGGCACGGCTGGATTACAGGCGTACATGGGGTATGTGGAAGAAGCCTATCACCGCGAGTTACATTGGCCGGGGGTGCAGCCGCTTTACTCACGAATGCGCCGCTCCGATCCTGAAATGGCGATAGTCCGCAACGTCTACCAGGCATTAGCGCGTGCGGTGAAACTAGAGTGGGAATTGCCGGACGATGCGAGCGATGATGACAAACGCGCACAGGAGTTTGGCGAGCAGATGTTACAGGACATTGAAGGCGGTCCTGATGGTTTTCTCTCAACATTGATCAGTCAAGTCCCCTTCATGGGCTTCGGATGGTGGGAAGTTGTGTTAGGTATGCGCTCACAGAAATGGAACGCGCCTGATGGTGACGAATGGAAGTCAGAGTACAACGATAATTTGATTGGTGTACGCAGGCTGGCATGGCGTGATCACTCCAGTTTCTATAAGTGGGACATGGATGAGCGGACTGGCAAAGTAAGGGGATTCATCCAGCAGGATAACCCGAACCCACAGATAACCATCCCGCTAAATCGCAGCCTTCACATTGCATTTGGTGACTTGCAGAACCCGGAAGGGTTGTCGCCATTAGAGGCTGTATGGCGGTTGGAAAGGATTAAGTACGGCTTGGAAGTCGTGCAGGGCGTTGGGTTTGAACATGCCGCCGGATACCTTGACGTGACGGTGAACGAATCACTTACACCTGGTGATGAAGTAAATTTGAAACGCGCTGCTAAGAACATAATGACGGCGCAAGAGGGCAATTATGCTGCATGGCCTAAAGGCGTTGTGGGCGAGTTGAAGGATGTAAATTTCTCCGCTGCTCCCTCAATCCTTGAAGCGATAAAGTATTTTGGCATCCTCAAGTTGATGGTCTACAACATGCAGTGGGCGGCGTTGTCCTCAGTGACAGGTACGGGCTCATTCGCAGCCATGACCGACAGCTCACAGATGTTCATAACCGTGTTCAACGCCATGATGGATGGACTTGTTGCTCAGGTTGACGCGCAGTTAGGTAAGCGCATATTCACGCTGAATGAAGGCGCGTTCCCCGGCATGACAAAGCGCCCTAAACTGGTATGCACACCGATAGAGAAGCAGGTTAGTTTATCCGAGTTAGCCACATTCCTGGATGCGATTCAGTGGATGGAGTTATCAGAGGACGACCTGAAAGCGATCCGCAGAAAATCCGGCGTGCTGACTGAGACGATACCGGAAAAAGACGAAACCGAGAGGGAGCCGGAAGAAAAGAAAATCATAGCCGCCAGCATTCCGAATTGGAGAAAGTTTGTCGAGTTGACAGACCCTGAACTAGCTAAGAAGTTAGCAAAGGCGAAATGATGACCAACCTTGTCAAGCGACTGGTAGACGCGTTTACACATTCCTTCGAAGCGGGTGATTATTACTCCATTCGGTCAAAGTATAAGTATGAGATTAAGAACTCTATCCTTGAATATCTCGTAAGCGATAGCGGGTCTGTGGCTGGTCCTAAAAACCAAATGAAGCAGGCGATGGTAGAAGCATTTGGTAATGCCTTCGATTCCGGGTATGTAGACGGTGGCGGCGATGTGAATGAAATGAACTCCAGCGACCAATCATGGATCGCGAGTAAGCAGCAAACAGAACTCGGGTTCATCGACCAGTTATTTGAGCGGTTGAAAGAGTTGAAAAAAGAAGAGCCGGATGAGGACAATACAAGCGAAGTTGAAGACCGCTCCGAGGGGTACGCGAACACACTTGACGGCGTTTACGCAGAGGGTAAATTGAGGGGCGCTAAGAACATCATGCTTACCTTTGACGGTGATGATGGTGAGGAAAGTTGCTCGACATGCCGAAAGTGGAAGGGCAAGAGACACAGCGTATCATTCTGGGTAAAACGCAGCTTGATACCGGGGCAGCCTGGTAATCAGTCGTTTGCTTGTCGGGGTTACAACTGCAAACATTACCTGTATGACGACAAGGGCGAAATTTGGGCGGGGCATTGATGACCGATATTGAACCTGTATTGAAACCAGTTACTGACCTGTCGCCTAAAGTGGTGAGCGTAGCCAGGGCGATTGATCGACTGCCGCCTGGTGAATACTCAATAAGTCTGATCAAGCCAACGAGTAAACACGAGAGTTGGCAGATAGCAATTGACGCGGTGAGGACGGTGCAAACCATGACCGTGCCCCACGTAGACAACGGAGTGAGACCATGAACTTAGAATTTTATACCGATGAAACTGGCACGTGTGTGAGGGCGTATGGACATAGCTAGATTTTTTATACCAATAATTGAGGGGGGACTAAATAGGGCTTATCAGAACCTTGTTTTGAATACTCAACCGTCTAATCTTATTCAATATTTGCCAATGAATGAGCAATCCGGAACAGTTGCAAAAGATTTATCTATTCAGTCAAATGCCGCGGCTTATTCAAATGCAGTATTGTATCAAAACGGTTTTGTTTCTGGGGAAAAATCTGTCTATTTCAACGGTACAAATTCTTTCATAAATCTATATACCACTGGATTCAGGGATGATTTTAACGGTGCAGAGGGGTCAATCACTATCGGTGCAAAACTGGATGAGGCTTGGTCAGAAACAACCGAGAGATATTTAATCCGATTGTACAAAGATGGAAGCAATACAGTTCGCATACGCAAAAGTAACTCCAATAGAATTACTTTTGAATACGCAGCAGGTGGAACTATACAAACACGCGTGCTAACGCTTTCTGACACAGGGTTTTTCACCGTTGGGGTTACGTGGAGTGCGTCAAACGACAGACTAAGATTTTTCTATAATGGTGTCCAACTTGGCGCAGATATCACGGGTCTTGGAACTTGGAGCGGTAGTTTAGTTTCAACAATATGTGTAATTGGTGCGGCATCAACAGGCGCGGCTGCCTTATGGAAGGGGTGGGTAGCAAGATATGCTATTTGGAAAGCAGAATTAACTTTACCCGAAATGTTGGCAATTGGTACTGGCGTAAATGAAGTGCCAGAAATACACGATGGTTTTTCGGTTGTCGTTATGCCAGACCCACAAAACTATGCTGCATATAATCCGTTTGAGTATTATGCACAGACGCAATGGATAGTTAATAATCAAGTTGCATATAACATTCAGGCGGCATTATGTGTTGGCGACCTTGTTGATACCTGTTCAACAGCGGCACAATGGGTTGTTGCAGACGCGGCTTTTGATATTTTAGATGTGGCAGAAATACCTTATTTGGCGGGTATTGGCAACCATGACTGGGACAGTGCAAAAGACGCTACAACATTCAACGCTAATTTCCCGACAACTCGTTATTCGACTCATGATTGGTGGGTGGGCGGATTTAAAGACGCCGGACACTCTGAAAATGGATACTTCACACTAACCATAGGCGCAACAGATTATATTTTTATTTCCATAGAAGATATTCCTCCCGCTGCGGCTATTACTTGGCTAGACGGTTTGTTAACTACTCATTCCGCAAAAAAAGCGATTATTATAACTCACGCGTATTTAGGAACAATTAATGCTGGCATAAATAACACAAGAGATGCTACCGGGGACGCGATATGGGCAGTTGCAAAACTACACGACAATGTTATTTGGATTCAAAACGGTCACGTTATTAACAATGGGTATGGTAGGTTAGTTTCATTGTCTGATGGCGGAAAAGAAGTCAATCAAATTCTTGCTAACTATCAATCAGAGGATGGCGCGACGGGCGGGTCTGGATATTTGAGACTCGTAACATTTGATGCGGCTGGCGGAAAGATTTATACACAGACATTTAGCCCAACCCGCCAGAAGTTAAAAAGGGACGATAATCACCAGTTTGTGCTTAACTATCCCGCATAAAATAGTCATTTCATCGAGGAAACTATGACCGACTTCATCCCCATGCAAAAAGTAGCGCTGCCCCCGTTGTCACAACGGATCGGTGACATCTGCTCATTCTGTGACAGGCGCGCGGTTGGGGTGATCAAGGACATCGACACGCGTGGGATGGATAAGATTGACGAGTTACACTACTGCCAGGAAC